CCGCGACAGATACCGCAGGTTCATCTGACCAGATGAGTTGGTCAGTATCTTGCCACCCTCGAGCTGGTACTCCTGCCCACCGCCGCCAATCAGGTCGGACAGATCCGGCGCAGGGAAGTACGCGCCAACCTGCAGAATGCGCAGACAGTCGGTCGGCAGGGTGAACTGGTACGAATAGCCGAAGGTCGGCACCGCGACATCTGCCGCGATGTTCGCCCGCTTCACGCAGAAGCGCCAGTTGTAGGTGCGCTGCAGCTTGTCCCGCAGCATCCCATAGATGGCGTTCAGCTCACGCGCAGGCTTGGTGTTATCCGTAAGCGAAGTGATCCGCAGGTCACCAATCTTGGTGAGCGCGAGGTTCGCAATTGCAACGTCACTCGTAGCCACGGGCTCCTCCCGCAGCTATTAGGCTGGCGGCCAAGTATCCTGGGTGATTGCTTCCTTGAGCGTGTCGATCAGCAAGAGCACCTCGAGCTTGCTCATACCGATGAGATCCACCCGCACCTCGACATCGAGGCTGGTCGTGGACGCACTCTCGGTCACGCTGCGGACACCGGCAGCGCCACGGTCGATTCCATAGAAACGGTCAGCCATGTCTGTCTCCCAGAAAGAAGGGGCGAGCCGGTTGCCCGACCCGCCCCTATGCCTTACGCCGTGTAGCGACCGATGAGCTTCACGGTGGCGGTGGCGTCAGCGGCCGCCGTCAGCGTGAGCGTCACGTCGTAGAACACGCCCGGATCGGCGGTGAGGCCGAGGGCGTCCCACAGCTCCTTGCCCGAGTTGGCGATGGTGAAGAAACCACCGCCCTCGTGCAGAACGTCCACGCCGTTGAGCGCACCGTCCTTGAGGGACAGGGCGTCGGCGAAGAAGTTCGCATCGACCACCGCGCCACCGTCCTTGGCCGTGCGGTACAGGCCGATGTCGGTGATGGTCGTGGTGCCGATGTCGGGCGAGTAGATGCGGAGGTCGGTCACCACCGCGTTCGACGGGAGCCGGAACATCCGGTACGTCGAGGCGATGCTGTCCGTGTCCGTGATCGCCACGGTGGCGACCTCGATGCGCTCGAAACCGCCATCGACACGAGGGTTGTTGAGGACCGCCGGGACTGCGTCCGCGTTGGTGACGAGAGTGGACTTGAGATTGACTACAGCCATGATGGTCTACTCCCTTACTCGGCGCACAGGATGTCGACGACCTTCTTCTCTTCCGTGCGCGTGGCACCGAAGGTACCCATCAGGTAGACCTGATACGGGTGCGAAGACAGGTCACGACGCTGCGTGACGTTGGACATGATGTCGTTCCAGACGCCCAGGTGAACACCCGACGGCACCCACACGGGGCAGCGGCGGTGAGTCGTACCAGAGGAGACAGGAAGACGCTCGGTGTGGATGAAGTTGATCCCGAGGAAGCGGGTCACCTTGCCGTCCTGCAGCACCGGAGCATCGGTGTTGAAGTCGGCGTTCGTGACCTGCAACTGACCGAGAAGGTCATCGTGCTGCTCGGCGCTGATGGCGCAGTAGGCGGGCTCGGCATCGAGGTCCACCTCGTTCTCCATCAGGATGCGACGCGCTTCACGCAGCTTGTCCACCGTGAGGCCCACGTTGCCAGCGGCAGCGTAGTTCACAGCGACCTGCTGGTTGGAGGTGTCGAACACGGTGCTCGTGCCACCGGCCTCGCCGGTCTTGTTCGTTCCGAAGATGCCCGAGATGATGACATCATCGATGGCGCGGCCCATCGCGTAGAGCCCGTTCTGCGAATAGGCAGACTGCGGGTCGGCGAGGAGACGGAGCTTGTCGAAGTTGTCGATCAGGTCAGCCCAGTCGAAATCCTCCGGGAACACCCAACGGCGGTTGTTCGGAGTGTTGACCGGGACGATCGGCGAGTACCGGGTCGAAACGGCACGGGCGCTGGTGGCACCGTACTGCGTGACGACTTCAGAAGCCTTGCCCTTGTACGAGCCAGTCTGCACCGCTTGGCGCAGCTTGGAGCCTTTCTGCTGCAGGAGCAGCGAGATGTTCGTGCCGTACTGAACGGCATAAACGGATGCGATATTGTCGGCCATGATAGCCCTCCAGAAAACATTAAATGACGATGTTCTCGGATGGCTTGTCCGTTACCGGGGCCGGAATCCTTGCCCGTTCCGCTCGGGCCGAGCGACCGTCTTTCCGGCTGTCAGCGGGGCCTCGCGGCTTACCCGACCTCTGGTAAAGAGCCGGGAGGTTTAACCCTCCCGGCAACACACAGAGGAGAACACACGGGCGGATAGTACGACGACCATCTGCCGGATGCAACTACTCCTCGGTGACACCCGGATTCGCCATCCGGTTAAGCGCCATCATCTCCTCGATGGCACTCTGTCGGACACGCTGGTCTTGGTGCATATACCGACCCATGAACTCCTGATCGGCGAACAGCGAGGCCACCTTGTTCTTGGCCTGCGCCGGGGTCAACGCACCGCTCGACGGGGTGTCGCTGCCCACAAAGTCAGCCTCGCCGAACTTGGCACCGATGGCGTGGAACAGTTTCATCACCTTTGCGGTGCCGATCGCCCGCTCGAGCGAGTCAAAGGTCGCCTCGTCGATCCCGGCTTCCTTGCCGAACTTGAGCACCGCCCGCTTGGCGAGCTCCTCGTTCTGCGCAGCAGCCGCGCCCCACTCGCCCTTGAGCGCCGCGTACTCGGCCTCGGACTGCTTGGAGAATGCCTCGTCTGCCGCCTCGATGCGCGAGGTCGAGGCCTTGTTCCACCACTCGGCGAGCCCCTTGGCCTGCTTCGTGGTCAGCCCGAGCTCGTGCAGCACCGGGGCCGCAGCCTGCGCGAACGAGCCGTCATCGCCATCCGGCACCGGCAACTCGTACTTGTCGGCGCTCTCCGGGCGACCGAGCCGGTTGTACACCGCGCTCCAGCCGTCGGCGTCATCGTCCGACTTGGGGGCGAGAATGGTGCGACCGGCCTTGTCAGCGCCGAACACCTTCTCGAGGTTCTGATAGGACAGGAGCGCGTCAGCCGGTCCCTTCCACCCCTTCGCCTTGACCAGCTCGCCGAGCTGACCAGTCGTGGCGGGGTCGAGACCTTCCGGCGCGTACCACACGGGAGCCGCTGCCGGAGCAGTCGGGTTGCCTGCGGATGCAGACCCTTGATCGTCACTCATCACGGAAATCCTCTTGCAGATTGGTCAAGGTTCGTTCGTCCAGGTGCAGCGCCTCGACAATCATCTGCACCGTCTCCTGCCGGCCAACCATCCGGCCAACTTGGAACATGTCCGCCTGCGAACCGGGGGCGGCAGGCGGCTTACCGAGCCTCGCGAACCGCTTCAGGTGCGCGACCACTATCCGGCCATCGTCTGACAGTTCGTTGCTCTGGGGGTTGAGGAACAGCCGCTTGTAGGCGCGGCTCCTCCACAGGATCTGACGGATACGCGCCAGCATGTGATTCATGTGCGATTGTCGTCCTGACGGAATGCGGTCCCGCCGCAGCCGGGGGCCTCAGTGTACCACCCGTGATGCACTGCATGAGAGCACCAGACCCGCTCCTGCTTCTGGGTGATGCCAGCCGCCCACCAGCAGAGGCGGCAGAGCAGGGTCGATGATGGATTCCGGTCCGTGGTATCGCTCACACGGCCTCGCCACGGAACCACGCCTTGCCACCGTCCACCACCACGATCTCGGGCGGCAAGAGCCGACCCTCGCGGAAGGTCAGGACGGCGAAGCCCGACGCCCAGTTGACCGGCCCCGCCTCGACGTAGGTGAACTGCGGACCGGTGATGTCGGCCATGGTGCCGGTGTCCACGCCGTATCTACGGCCCCGGTAGTCGGCCCACGGGGTCACCTTCAACTGGTGGAGGTGGCCGTGGACGTAGGACACGCCAGCCTTCAGGGTGCTGTTATAGGCGGCATGGATGCCACCGTTCACCGGGCGGTGCCGGATGCAGACCCACCCGTCGGTGCGGGCGTTCAAGTGCAGCGCCCATCCAGCCCGCCAGCGGGGCAGGAAGTCGAGCAGGGTCGAGCCCGGCATCCCCTCGACCTCCGAGACGCGACCGGATAGGTAGTTCTCGAAGCGGGCGTCGTGGTTGCCTATGGTGCGCACGAGCTTGGCCTTACCCGCCGCTCGAGCGATCTCGGCGCAGCGGTCTTGGACGGTATGGATCTCGTCCTTCAGCTGCGGCTGCTGCTCCCACATTATGCGCGGGTGCCGCGAGATGCGAGCGCCGTCGAGGATGTCGCCGTTGAGCACGACCATCGCGGGGTTGAGCGCCTTGGCGAGACGGCAGAACGCCTCATGCGCGACGGTGACCACCCCGGGCCAGTAGTGGCAATCAGAGGCCACGAGCACCACGCCGTCCTCGAGCGTGTCGTGCATCTCGCCTTCGTACTTCTCGGCCCGCTCGGCGGCGAGGGCGTTGGCTCGACGTCCGGCTG